GCCTCTCACCTGGTTGAGCAATTCCCGCGCACCGAATGGAATCTCGCGCAGGGTGTCAGGCACAGCGTTCTCTCGCGTGTCATACCAGGACGCCGCAATCAGCAGTGTCGCTTGATTGACCGTGTCCGGAACTGGCAACGGCGGGTCTTGCGCTTCTGGATCGACATCGAGGAATCCGCGGACATATTTATCCGCTGCATCAAGATAATGCTGAAGGACATCATCCTCATCGGCAAATTCGGCGCGAACCTGGGCTTTGAGTTGTTCGAGTGTTGCTAGGGCCATCGGCTAGCCTCCCGTGAAGGCTGCGCGCCAATTTCTGATGTACTGGCAGAGTCGTCCAAAGGGTCTCCACCATTTGCGCCCTCAAGCGCCGTAACGAACTCTTCTACTTCAGCCACACGGCCCGCAATGCCGTCAATTTTGGTGTGACCCTTGGCGAGTGCCGCCTCTCCGCGGGCGCCGACGGACTCGATTTTGGCGAGGAGCTTTCCGGCGCCATCTTCCATATTGTGCTCAAGCATCGCCATCGCTTTCGCGAGACCCTGAAGTTTAGGTGTAGCCATCTTTGTCAGAAACTCCGGATGCCTTTCGAGAATGGTAAGCCGCAAACGCAGATGCGCGATTGAGACAAGGGCGGTAATGTAGTCCACATGTGCCCACGTAAATGATTGACAAACCTATGATTTAGAGAACGACCCAATTAGCAGCCCTCTTGTGAACTGCTTGGCCGCCGGTACCTAGGCGATCGGTCAAAGTTTACGACCACCGGGGGATGCTATGACGCTGCGGCGACGTTGGCGTGTGGCTCGTTATTTCTTGCTGGATGCAACGCGAGTGCTTGCGTCCTTGCGCGCATCAGCGGACGACTGTGCGGGCTTGGGCTGCACCGTCTTAATGACCGCAAACGCTGCCTTCCTTAGTTTGATGCATGTACTACAAGCCATGTTCTTCTCGTTGCTTCCATCGGCTATGACATGAGGTACACATTGAATCCCAAAGGTCGCGACGCCAAAACAACTTCATGTCGCCACGGTGAGGAATGCGATGGTCGACCAGTGTTGCGCGTCCACCGCAACGAACGCACTGTGGATGCGCAGCCAGGTGAGCAGCCCTAGCCTCACGCCATGACTGGCCATAGCCTCTAGCCTGCGCTGAAGGTCTGCGCCTATCATTCTCCGCCTTACGTTTAATGGAGCACTCGCAGCGCTTGCCCGCTGGCACGACGCGGCCACAAGCGCAGAGGCGCGGCGCTACGAAGGGCATCAGCGAGCACGATGCACGAAATGCCAGCCGGCGGTTTCGAGCGCGTCGATAATCTGCTCGGCTGTGGTATCGTCCACACCGCGCGATATGAGCAGCTGCTTAATGATCTCAATCGGCTTCCTGATCGTCATGCAATCTCCTCAGAAAGGATCGGTGGGGAGTCGCCTGTGACAGCGACTCCCCTTAGCTGCGCGGTTTCAGCACGCTATAAAACGTCCGCGCAGCCATATCAGTTAAGCGTGGGTGGACGAGACCAACACCGCAGCCTCGGTGAGGATCGGCGCACCACCAACACGACGGCGAGCGCGGAACTTGACGATACCGGTGTCCGCTCCGGTGAAGTCGTCGCGAAGCACCTGCACACCGATGCGATCCACGATCTGGTAAGCGGATGCGAAGTCTGCGAAGACAATCGGGTAGGCGGTACCGGTAACAGTCGGGAGGCCGTCTAGATCAGGCGCATCATAAACAGGCGCGCCCAACAGCCGAGCCGGTGTGCCGTTGGCTAGCGAGTCCGACCAGAGCGTGCCTTTGGTGGTGGTATCCGCAGCAGCGCGGATCACGCCCTGCATGGCCCGGTTCATGAACCAGGCACCGCGCGCAGCATATGCACCGGGCAACGAGTAGAAGGCTTCAATCACCGCCTCGATGATATCGCTGCCATCCGCTGCCGCGGTGACCGCCGTATAATTGGCGGGCGTATTGAGGAGGCCGGTCGGCTTGCCCGAACCGTCACCCGTCAGAAACGCGGTGGCCTCCTGTTTCGCAAACTGCGTCGCAACCTGGCCAGCAATATACGCCTGCAAGTCAACGAAGCTGTCCTCCAGCAACTGCGCTGAAACCGGAACGACAACAGCCTGCTCGAACGCATCAATCTCAACCTGACCAAAGGTCGGCTCAGACGATGGGCGCGAACCTGTCTCAGTAACCCAACCTGGCGAGAGCGCCGCGGTCCCTGTCGGGATATAGACCTTCGAACTGCCGATCGACATGACGCTGGCAACCGAACGCATCGGGCTGAACTGGACCAGCTTATCGCGCACAACAGTGGAGAATTCCGGCGCGGTCACGTAACCGCCAGCGGTACCCGTACCGATATTGAGGGTCTTTTTTTCCGTATCATCGAGCGACGCGGCACCATTGCGCAGGAAATTATTGAAAGCCTTCGCTTCGATCTCCTTGGCCTCATCGGTGTTCGTCTTGGTGTTGATGTTCGGGCGATTCAACTTGGCTTCGATGCCATCAAGGCGCTTGACGATATCAGCAACCGGCTTCGTCTTTTCGTTGACGTCGTTGGTCAGCGCATCGAGCGCCGCCTTAACCTCGTTCGCGCCGTCTTCCGCAGGAAGCTCGGTCGCCGACTTGGTTTCGAGAGTAGAGTGGAAAGTCATTTAGATATTAGTCCTTTCGAATGGAATCGCGAGCATGGTTGATTGCCGCAACTAGCTCGCGAAACTGAGTTGCGGGATTGGACTTCACCGATTGAATGGTTGCGTCTGCGTTGGAGGGAAAATTCACCAACGAGATTTCTTCAAGCTGGACTTCGTCCAGGTGGCGAATGCCCTTCGCCTTGTCCATGCGCGAGGATTTCGTCCTATAGCCGATGGAAAGCGAGTCGTAGGCGCCGGCCTTCATCAGCTCGTATGTTTCACGCCCCTTCGTAGTGCCGAGAACAAGCTGGCCGGTAGCTTTGAGGCCGCGCTCATCCTCAACGAGGGATTTCCAAACGCCGACAGGCTCGCCAGAGTGATTGTGCTCAAGCAGCATCCTCACCTTGCTGGCAGGTCGGCTGGAGATAGACTTCGAAAACGCGCCCTTGACCACAATATCGCGGTGGCTATCGACGACTCCGAACACGGATGCGTAGCCCGTAAAGGTGCCGTCCTCCGTAATAGACTTCGTGTCGATCTCAAAGACGGAGCCGTGCTTAGTCTCGCTCAAGCCGCTTGATCCCTTGGGTTGGTGTTGTCATTCGCCGGCTTTGCGCCGGAAGTCGTGAACGGGTTTTCCAATTTGTCGCCGCCTTCCTTTGGCGGGAGTCCCTCCCAAGCGCGCACCTCGTTGGCCGTCACGGCGCCCATTGAGCGCAGTTGCGAATAAGCGGTAGTGCGGGTAGCGGTATCCGCGCGAAGAAGGTCTTCAACATCGAACTCGAAACAATATTTCGAGCGCTCTTCTTTACTCAGAAGCGTCAGCGCGTAAGCGTCAGTCCAGCGCTTGAGCCACGGTAGCAAACACATCTGCAAGAACTGCTGAAACAGTGACTCGGTATTAGACCATGTGCCGCGAGACAAATCCGACAGCATGGTCGCAGGCACGCGAGTCAGCCGCGCGATTTCGTTGACCGCGAAATTTCGCATTTCGGCATGCTGGCTATCGACAGACGTAAAACTCAGCGGAGTGAAGCTCGCAGAGTTGTCCATCACCGCAACGCCGCCGGCATTATCGCCGCCGTTGGCAGTTCTCCACGAAGCTGCCGCGCGGGCTGCGGCCTCCTTATTCAGGGCGCCGGAGAAACTGAGAAGGCCATTTGGCCTTGCATTGTTGCGCATGAGGCGCGCCGCCGCTTGGCTGAGCGCGATCGACAGCCCGATGGCGTCCCGGCCATTATGTAGCAGACCAAGACCACGCTGCGCAGGGGCGCCGTTCCAGTTCGGTTGCGACAGGTGCAGAATTTCGCTGGCACCATACTTCTGTCCGTTAACGCTGTAGATCGGCTCGCCGGTCGATAGCCATTCAATTGACACCGTGCCTCGCGGCAGGTGAAAGATTTCTACAGGCTTGCCTGCAACCTTGCTGACGAAGCCAAAGCCGTCGCCATACAGCATCGCGTCGATTGTGATCCCCTGCCTGACTTCGCCGGCCGAACTCCAGTCATTTGCGAAACCATGCACAAGCTCGTAAGCCGGGTGATTAGTGACGTCTTCGCCCGCCTCACCGCGCAGACGCAATTCGCAAGGCAGCACGCGGATCGTGTCGGAGGGCAACATGACCGCGCAGTTCACGGCGGGATCTCGCATAGCAACGTCGGCGGTGATGGTAACGCCACTCGCTGAAGGTGTGACCCAATCAGTAAACGGCCACCACGACGTAGTATCAGCATCAGCCTTCGTTTCCGGAACGGGTGCGGATTTACGGGAGAAAAACCAGCCCATTAAGCTGCCTTCCTCTTCCGCTTCGCGGGAATGTTGTCATTATCGGACGGGATCGGCAGGTCAGCGTTGATGCGGGCTTGCCGCAAAGGCACCTCGCCGTTCACGCCGAAAGCGCATAGCTCTTCGTATGCTTTCTCGCGACTCGACTTCGGATGCGCCAGGTCGTAATCAAATTGTTCCCATGACCTTGCGGCCATCTACTCTGCCCTCCAGGCTCTGATTTTCGATTCGTGCTCCATCGCCCCGGCTGCGGACCAAGCCGACTGCAGCGCTGTCGCTTCCTCAAATGAAACAAGGTCGCCAGCGTAGACAGTGCGTACCTCGATCTCGCCGTCGCGCGTGATCCAGCAAATGTCTGCATCGGTACCGCGAATATCGGCAACCTTGACCAAACGAC